ATCACTTATACCACCATTTATTTCTTCATACCCCTCTAATAATGGTGATAATAAATTAATAAATAAATTATCTAATAATTTTAATAAAGACTGTATTAATTCTATTAGGTTTTCAATTTGTTGTATGGCATTAGGTATTATGTTTCTTGCTTTATCTACACTTTTATTTATAGTGTCAACTATAGAAGGAGCTATTAAAAGTAATTGAATTAAAATTTTAATAAATCCCGTAGCTTTACGTTTGAATTCAGATCCTCTTATACCTACTGGTGTAGCTCCAGGTGTAGCTGATGCTGCTATAGTTGCATTAGCCGCTATTAGGGCCGTTTGTAATAATGGAATAAATGGTCTAATAGTATCTGTAATTTTATTAACTCTATTTATTTGATTATCTACTTGAGATAGTTTATCTTCTAATTTTTCTAATTTTTTTCTGGAATTTTCTAATCTATCTTGTAGAGTCTCTAATTTATTTTTAGTATTATCGTAATATTTTTTAGCTTGAATTGGATCTTTTTCTGCTTCTACTTTAAATTTAGCCGTTATTTGATCTGGGGTAGGTAATTGTTTTAAAACATCAGTTTTAATAGTTTTAGTACCTTCTTGTTTAATACCTTTAGAAATATCTCCTACTAATCCACCACATTTATCAACTATATTTTTAAATATCCCTGATGCCATTATACTAATTTAATTCTATCACTCATTATATTTTTTATATCACTTCTTAAATCATCTAATTGATCAATTCTTCTTTTAAGGAACTTTTCATTATCTACATTTGGACCTGTGGGTTTTCCCACATCCTGAACAGTATAACTTACTTTATACTTAATATCATTTATTAATCCCTCAATTGAATCTATTAATTCATTTAACCATTCTTCAGTTTTATTACCTAATAAAGCAGGTTCATTAGCATAAGTATTATCATATTTTAATCCCAAGTAAATTTTAGGGGCATTAACAATAAATTTATTAGTACCATTATTTAATGTATCAAAATGAAAACTTCCATTTGTACTAAACCCTATTACTTTATCAGAAAAAAGTAAAATTGAATCATCTTTAGCATTAAAAACTAAGCGATCAGAATTAATTATTACTTGTTTTCCTATATAATTATTAGGTGATTCGGGTGTATAACTCATATTATGTAAATAAAGGTTCTGAAGTATCAGGTTCAGGAGTAGTAATTAATCTTTCTTCGGGAGAAATATAAGGTACTTCACCTTTACCATATGATTGTAAATTTTTAGATGCTACTTCAAAATTACTAATATTTTGGTTTGATGTCAAATATATAGAAGAATCATCATTATTAATATCCTCTATATTAGGTATAAAAGTAGTATCATTAGAATTATTAAATTGGCCATTTCTTATGATAATAATAGGATCACTATTTTCTCCATTTTCTGACCATGGATTTAATGTTTTGGATGTACTACCTAATCTTATAGAATTACCTAATCTACCTTCTAATATATTATCTCCCTCAAAAGGTCTTAAAGGTTTAATAAAATCTTTTTCTTGAAAAAAATTTCCTAACGGGATATTTATATTATCATCTTGTGAATTTTTTATTAATCCATCTTGATTATTATTATATCCCTGATTAGAATTTTGATAATAATCAGTAAGAGGCATTGCATTATGGTGAGGATTATTCCAAATATTTATATTAGGAAGATAGTACTTAATTTTTTTATCTGTACCATCATCTAAATTTATATCAACATTCAATAATAAAACTATTTCATTTATTAGAGGAAAATATTTTTGGAAAGAAAATAATGGTTTAGCTGTAGGTAATAATTCTGGTTTGTCTATTCCTTTATCTACACTTATATCACCATAAAATATAGTCCCTATAGAATCAACACCACCAAAAACACCCGATCTGGGGTGGGTAATATCTAAAATAATATCAACTACCCTAACACTAGTAAATCCTCCATTAGAAGAACCACCACCACCAGAAGTAATTCCATATTTAAGGAGTTTTGACATCTTTTTTTATTATTTCTTTTTCGGAAATTTCTTCTACTATTCCTTGAAGTTGATTTAATTCTTCCTCTGTTAATATATCACTATTTCCACCAGAAGAATTTCCTGTAGATAAACGTTGTATTATAGCAGCCATTTTTAATAAATGGTCATCATTTTTTACACTAACTTCCATATATTCCTTAATAAGTGGAACAACAACTGTAGCGTCTCCTAAATTTTGAATAAGAGGTCTTAACTCGGCTATGAGTTGGCCTATTTGTTTACTTTTCTTTTTTTGATTAACATGAATTTCCTTTAAAATATCAGAAAATTTTTTATCATCAAAAATTATTTGATTTAGTGGATCCATATATTATTTTATAATAAATATAGAATTTCTAAATTTTTACATAACCCGTTCTATCATATTCATTATATAACTCATGATATTTTTTCTTTAATACTTTAGTTACTTTAGTTATTACGGGAGTATCTACATTAGTTATTTCACGAATGTAGATATAAAGTGCCTTTTTATTAAATATTTCTAAATTTTCTCTTCGTTTAAATAATATATTTACGGCATCACAAACCTTTCTATCTGGTTCTTTTTTAAATAATCTAAACATATGTTTATCAACATATTCAGTAAAATAATCTACAAAATCTTTTATGTCTCTCTTACGTTCAGGACGCCCTAATTCATGAATTATTTTATCATCTTCATCAACTTCCATTACATCAGCTGTAATTTTTTTCTTTTTATAGTTAGTATTATTATATAAAATAAGATAATTCTTACCTACAATACTAAAATATGAAAAGGCCTTAGAACCTTTTGTAGGATCAAAATAATGTAATTTTTCTAAAAGAAAACAAACAACTTCATGTTTTAAATCTTCTAGATCATCAACTTCAGTATAGTAAAATTTAAAAGTATGAATAAGATTTTCTGCTAATTTATAAAATGAATAATTTATACGTTCATTAAATATTTTATCCCGTTCTGCTTTATTATTAGAAGCTAAATATTCACTAATAGCTATTTCGGTATCATGTGTGAAGTACATTCTAGTACTTTTTCTACCTCTTTTCTTTTTTTCGGCCATAATTTATTTGAGACGAAATTCATTTAATGCTTCTTGTATTTTTTTAACTTCTTTAAAAAACCATCCAATTTCATCATCGGCATAAAATACACCTTTTTGATCTACATTTTTTAATCTATTATCACAAGCAGCAATTGCTTCGCTTTGTTTATTAATAAAATCTTCCATTGCCTCATTTTTCTTTAAAAGATTTCTTATTGCAAAAAAAGATATTGTTGTTATTAAAGTAACTAAAATAGTTAATATCATTAATATTATTTCCATTATTTATTCTCTTTAAAAAATGAATCTATAACATTTAAAGTAGCCGAGGATAAATTAGGATTATTTGCCTCATTGATACTCTTTGTTTTACGTTGTATTTTATCCGCTTTAGAAGCATTTTTAGGTTTTATCTTAGGAATAGAATTTGTATTATTATTCCATTGTTCAAATTCAATTTGAGCGGCCATATGATCTGCTTGATGCATTAATAATGGTAAATGAGTACGTAAACGAGTTTCTTTTTGACCCGCCATAAAATAAAATTTATTTGAATCATCATATAAACCATCATGAATTTTAATAGTAATAAATTCATTTTGGGTTAGTTTGCAACCAATTTCTTGTAATATAAATAAAGATCTTTCGGGTACTTTCATAGCAGGTATATCAGTGTTAAATTTATATATTTGACCTAACTTATCAATATGCCACTGAGAATCATTGGGTTTATAATATTCACCTTCTTGTTGCCCCATTTTACCTAAATCATGAAATAACGCAGCAAAATGCATTTCTTCCACTGTATATGTGGATGTATCTCCACCATTAGCCTTCCATATTTTATGTAAAGAATTAGCACAATCCAAAACACGTAAAACATGATCACAATAACCACCCGCAAAAGCCGAATGGTGCCAATTTTTAGATGATGCCGGCATCATCATAAAACGTTCTTTATATTTTTTTAAAAAAGATAATAATATAGATGAACGTTCCTTACCTATATTAAGTTCAACTTCAGTAAGATAACGTTCCCAATTTGATTGGATTTTTTCTGCTAATAACATAACCTAATTTTTATTTATAATGGACGTATATTAGATACCCCTCTAGCACCTAAACTATTTGTAGATGATATTTTAATTATGTTTTGTAATTCCTCAAAACGTTCTTTTAACTCACCTCTTTCCATAAAATCTAGGGCTTCTTTATTTTGTCCTCTTTTTACTAAATTTCTCAAACCAGCTAATGATTGATCTAATCTTTCTAATGCTAGTTGTGATTGTGCTGCGTATTTCATATTGTATTTTTTTATATTATATAAAACTATTTTTTCCTATCCAAATGTTCTTTATATTTTTTTTTCTTTTTTTTTCTACGAATTTTTTCAATAGTAGGGATATTATCCCATTTTCTTACATTCCTTGTTTCTCTCATGTTTCGTGAT